TCTTCAGAAGCGGCAACCCGTGCGAAGACTTCTTCTCCAGATTTAAGTTTTATTGTTGCATAAAAGTCGTCTTCAATTCCCATCTTTCTTAAGTTGCACTGTGATTATTTCATAGTTAAAATTTTCTTCATTGTAGATTTTAATTCTTTCTATAAAGTGATTTAATGTATAATTCTTTCTAGAATTATGAGTACAATCATCTGATATATCATACAAAGTTGCTTTTACTTTGTTATTACCTTTTCTAAGTACGCGTCCAATGCTTTGGAGATTACGGATCCTCGATTTGGACGGGCTGGCAAAAATAACGTTATGGAGATTTTTAATATTGATGCCAGTAGAAAATGTTCCATACGAGGCAACGATGATTGCATTATTCTCCCTCTCAGTAATTTCACGAATCAATTCTCTTTCTTCAGCATTCACTCCACCATGAACAAAAAATACTTTACGGTCAATTCGTTTGCTATTATTTATCTTTTCATATAGTACTGCACCATGTGCTTCTACTCTACTATAAAGCACAAGTGTATTACCTTTCAAGTCTAGTGTTAGATTAGTTATAAATTTATTTCTCTGCTCATGCGATATTAAATATTCTATTTCATCATTATAAACTTCAAATTTTTGAGGAGGATGTTTAAGAACCAAACATTGAATATCTAATTTAGAAAGATGACCTTGCTTCATTAGTTCATCTGTTTTAGTCACCTTGTATGATGGACCAAACAACCCCTCTAAGACCCACTTATGCGTCTGTGTGCCATCTAATGTTCCAGTAAATCCAAATCTATACTTAGCATGGTGAAGTTTTGTCATTATAGATACTAGGGACTTACTTTTAAATAAGTGAGCCTCATCACCGATAACAACGTTATAGTCTTCAAAAAAGGATCTCTCTAGTTTATAGACAGATTGCCATGTAGTTATAGTAACGGGGTGTTCGTTGGTTTTATCCTTTCCCGCGTAAATACGGTGGCAGTATGAATCAGCATCCCAACCATAATCTTCAAAATCCTTATACATCTGCTCTACTAGAGATGTCGTTGGAACAACTAAAAGAATTTTTTGTCCTTTATCAACGTAATATCTTACAAGAGAATAAATCATCAAAGATTTACCTGAAGCAGTTGGTGATATCAATAGCTTTCTATTATGTCTTAACGCATCGTATACTCCCTCAACTTGGTATTTTCTTGGACTATGGGAACAGATGGAGTTCATATAATCCTTAACACCCTCATATGATATTCCCTCATTAATCTCAAAGGGAGCACCATAATATTCATTATCTACAAACTTATAACTGTAATCATGTCTTTGACAAAAAGAAACTATTCTATCTAACAATCCAATATATATTCTCTTTGATCTCATATCGAATAGGTGGATCTCTCCATTCCAATTCCTATTCCGATATTGTGGCATAAACTTTGCACCCTCTACCTCAAAGGTAAAGTGATCTCTTAACTCATATTCAATATGAGGTTCAGAATCAATTTTTAAAAATACTTCGTTGGCCTTAGATATAACGACATTGGCCGTTGTGTCAATCACTTAACCCATGCATCTATGGGTATTTATTAAGTTATGTCAACCCAATCCAGAATTAAATCTCATAAACTCAATTGCATTCTTAATTTGATATGTTCTATTCTGTATCACTTTAAGAATACTTTCTAAGTATACCAACATCGTATCATAATAATCTATCTTTAAAGAACTCGTAGAAAGTTTCTCATCTGCATCCAAATACTTTTGCATCGTATCTTTATCCCTTATCTTTTTTCCAAAAGGATTCTCTACATATACTTCTGGATCTGCTTTCCCACTAAAATACTCATACCGTTCATGACGAATATTTTTTCTTTGTTGTTCTGCTTTCTTTCTTAGTAGAAAGATAGTATTATATAATTCAAAATACTTTGCATGAAGAGATGGGATGTTCAATGATTCTTCGTGTAGATTATCTCTGTCTATCTTTGCATCTTTTTCCCACATCTCTTGAAGATCTTCAAGATTTACAATCATAAAAGTTTATTTTCCATATCAGTTAGGTTGTATATAGTATACTTGAAAGACACGTCTGCTGTAAAGTATTCTATATCAGTATCGGTTGCATCAAATGTTATAGTTGATAAAGTATAAGGGAATAAGTCATTAAATACTACCTGAAATGAAGGTACTAAATTACTACTTAATATCTGTAAGGTTCCGTCAGAATATATGTCATCTCCTGCATTACCAAAGTTGCCTGGTAGTACTGCTTCACCTTCTAACTTACGAAACTCATCCATACTTTCGGGAAATCCCAATCCACGAATCCATCTTTGCAATTCCATATAGTTGACAAGATCTTCATCAACAAGGAATCTTAAAGTTAAATCTCCAAATTGAATTTTATCACCAGGAACAGGAATGTTCTTTAAGTAACTAGGTTGCTCTGCAATACCAAGATCCATAGATGGTATGTTTGCTTGGTTGCAGAAGAAAGCAACTGCAGGTGCTCTTTTTAATGAAAACTTAAACCCAACAGGTGATAGAAAGTTTCTATTAGTTAATGGTGTTCCTGGTCTATCAGCAGGTGGTTTTCTAATCGCCATTATAAGATACTTTTTAAATATTTAGTAAGCATCTACATCAACTAACTCTTTTGAATTCCATTCATCCTTATGATCCTCAATAAACTGAGGTATACAACCTTTAATTTTATAATGCTTAGATGGATCAACATTTTTAAATTCTGTATCTCTCCTATTACCAACTGCTTTATATATTAGTCTAGTGTATCTTTCAATATCTGTTAAAAATTTAACTTTTTTCTTTCTTGCTTCTGATGGCAATCTCCTCTTTGTATAGAGTATAATATCTACTGGAGTTTTTGTCCCATACTCTAATACTGCTTCACAAAAAGCACGACATGAATATGTGTCAGCATCCATAGAAAAAAGGAAAGTTGTTTTATTATCAACTGGAATATGAAATTCTTTATTTAAGATCTCCATCCAAGGTTTTCTTTCTTTGATACGAACTGCATTCTCTCCTTCAGCATTTCTTTTGATTATGCCATCTACTATAATAGTAACATTATTTTGAGTAAAATGTTCGTTAATATGTAATCTAGTTTTTAACCATTCATTTATATCAACTTCATTTGGTTCTAACTCACCAAGATTAATTAGGGTTAGACCTGCTGTGATAACATCTTCTCTAGTTCCTTTAGTTGCAGGATCGTGTTTTAAGTTTTCTAAAACACCTCCACTAATTCTAGCCATTTCGCCAGGTTCTATTTTCCTAAGATTAATCCAAGGTAATTTTTTCTCACCATTTCGTTTTGCTCCTATAGCTCTACCCCTACCCTCTACTGGGTTTTCTTTTCCATCAGAATCTTTAGATCCCATACCTGGATCATGTTGTATTTTATATCCTTTTACTGAAAAACTATTTTCTAATGATTGAATTCTCTCTTCGGCGTTGCCTTCTTCTCTAACACCATCATTCGACCATATATCATCTAATTCATCTACTTCAGTATCTAAATCAAGAGAACCTAGAGATTCAAACTCATATCCCTCTGGTATTTCTATTACACGACCTACAAACTCTTCTAGATTTATCTCTCCGACTCCGTTAAAACCTGGTAGTTTATGTGGACCTACGATGTCCTGTTTTTTAATTGTGATTTCCATTTGTAAATGCGGTTGCGTTAGCTATTGCCTTTTACTACACGGAGCCGAAGCGGTGTGGTTCAAAGATAATAATGTATATTATATATGAGAATAAAAAAAAAGTCAACCCCCGAAGGAGTTGACTTTGAAAAGATATAAGCATCTAGCTTACATGAGGTTCTTAACTGCAACGCGTCTGTAGTAACGGTTTGCATTTTCTGTAAGAACACCAGATCCTTGAGTAAGACCCTGTGAGAATGGGTTCTCGACCATTCCGTAACGAGTCTTAAATCCGATCTTAGGCTGGAAGGAGTTCTCACCCACCGCACGAACCATCTGTAGTGGAACGTAAGGGCAATAGAACAGA